GTTAAATCTACACATTTAGATAACGTACCAGCTGTTGATTTAACAAATCTAAGTGCAAGTAACTTAACTTCAGGTTCAATACCTGACGCTAGAGTACCTGCTTCAGCAGTATCTCAACACGCATCATCTTTTGACGATAATAAAATTGTCAATGATATTTCTACTTTAGCTATTAGACAAGCATCTAATGAAAACAAAGGTGCTTACAATACTAACTCAATGTATGTTGATGTATTTCAAGATAGCACAGGAATTACAAATTTAACTAATATGCAAAGAAATGATGCAGAGTTTATGTCATCAGATGTAATAGGTTCTTTAACAGCTTTGGATTATTTTAACCCACCTAATTCAATTAATGTAAAAGCAATATATCAAAATTCAGATTACACAAATAATGTTTATCATGACATAGTTTCTACTGATGGAAATACAAAAATGCACGACCCTGAAACTGCAAGAACAACAGGTACAAGAGGTAGCTATCCTGTTTATTGGCCAAGCACAGGTGCAGGTCGCACTTGTATTTTTGATTTTGGACAAAACTTAATTTTCTCTAGTAAAATGGCTATTGGAAAGCAAGATACTTATGGCGATATGAAAGACGTAAGATATGAATATAGTACAGATGGTACAAATTATTCTTCAGTTAATTTTACTGGAATTACAAAATTAAGTAATCACGCTAACTCATCTTATCCTAAAACAGTAAATATTGTGGATAGTGACCAAGGAACAAGAGCAAATGGTTATTTTAGATTGTCACAAATTTTTACAGGTAGCTCAAATTATTCAACTAATTATGCAATTTACGAAAATTTTCCAACTGACTTTACTGCTAGATACATAAGACAAACTTACTTAACTCAATGGAGTGGCACATCAAATAATAATGCGGCGGCGGCAATAAATGGTTGGTGGTATAAACCACTAACTGCAAATGCAACAGGTTCATTTGAAGGGAACGTAATCACAACTTCATCAAATGTTTCATCTATGGGTGCTATTATTAGTTACCAAAACCACGCAGGAACTAACTCATTAAATACTGACATAGTGCTTAAATTAAGTGCAGATAACGGGTCAAATTACAGCACAGCTACACTTACTGCTATGCCTGATTTTAGTAGTGGTATTAAAATGGCTAAAGTAAATGACTTGTCTGTAACAGCAGGAACACAATTAAAATACAAAATAGAATATGCTAATCAATCTACTGGAAGTAAACAAGCTAGAATAAGAGGTGTATCTTTACAATACTAATGGCTAGAAAAAAGGTTTCACCTAAACAGTTTGCTGAATTAGCAACAGGGGTAAGACTTTCTTCACATGAAAAATTATGTGCTGAAAGAATGAAACAAATACAAGAAGCCATTAAAGATTTAAAAGTAGAAGTCAAAAATTTAAGACAAGACGTATCAAAGGGTAAAGGTGCTATATCAGTACTCGTATTTTTAGGAACAATAGTGGTAGGGCTTATAGGATTCTTTAAGCTCAATGGCTAAAAAGAAAAACAATCTTTTAAATAAGATTGAACACGATACAAGAAGTAAATTTAAAAAAACTTCAATATCAAAAAATCCTGCTCGTATTAAATGGTCATCAATGAATAAACATAAAAGGAGAAACCATAAATGAAAATAGGATTATTTATGATTTTATGTTCAGCTGTTGCAGGAGAATGTATGCCAGCATTTCATCTTGATACATTAAATAGTCATTATGAATGTTTACAAAAAGGCTACGAAGAAAGTAATAAAAAAATTAAAGAAATCGGTAGAGATGAAGTTAACAAAAGTATCATAGTAATTAAATTTACTTGTGAACCAATAAAAACAATGGAGAGCTAAATGGCAAAACGTGGACTATACGCAAATATAAATGCTAGAAAAAAAGCAGGAACTTCTAGACCAAAATCTAAAAGTACTATTAGCAAAAAAGCGTATGCAAGAATGAAAGCTGGATTTCCTAAAAAGGGTTAATCGTGGCTAGAAACTACAAGGCAGAATATAGAAAGTATCAATCTTCTGCTAAATCTAAATTAGATAGAGCATCAAGAAACAGAGCAAGACGTAGGCTTATGAAACTAGGTGCTGTATCTAAAGGTGATGGTAGAGACATAGATCATAGAGATAAAAATCCAAGAAATAATGCAAGGTCAAATTTAAGAGTAACATCTAGAAAATTAAACAGAGGTAAATATCGTGTGGCTTAGTGCAATAAAATTAGCAGTAAATGCGGGATCGCATATCTATAAAAAGAAACAAGAAACTAAAATGAGAATGGCAGATGCCCAAGCGGCACACGCCGAAAAAATGGCTAAAGGTGAATTAGAATATTCAGGTAAGCTATTAGAAGCTAGACAATCAGATTGGAAAGACGAAGCAGTTTTAATAATTTTAACGTTGCCAATTTTGGTGATTGCTTGGGGTGTTTTTAGTGACGACCCTGAAGCTTCTGCCAAAATTAAAATGTTCTTTGAGCAATTCCAAGAGCTACCGTCTTGGTTCACAAATTTGTGGATCCTTGTCGTGGCCTCGATTTATGGAATAAAGGGAACACAAATCTTCAAGGGAGGAAAAAAATAATGTTAAGTTATTGGAAATTTAAAATATTACATTGGTGGGATAATCAATGTAAAAAAATTGAAGAAGTAGTTACGTTTAAGTGGCCAAAATCTAAAAAAAAAGTAAATAACAACGAATGTCCTACGTGTCATAAAGACTTTGGTTGTCAATGTGAATAATGAAACTAAATGAAAATACTAATGTATCCCTTCCTATAAGAAATCTTCTTGCACTTGTTGGTGCAGTAGCTATAGGTGTGTGGGCATACTTTGGTATTGTTGAAAGACTTAATAAATTAGAAACATCTGATACTTTATTTCAAGCTGATCTCTTAAAAAAAGCGGAGCAAGAACCAAAAAATTTAGAGATGTATATGCTTATTGAACACCTTGCTAAACAAATAGAAAGTATAGAAAAAGAAATAGATGCATCAAGATATAACAAAGTAAACATAGATCATCTTAAAGAACAAGTAGATATGTTGCAAAAAAAACTAAACGGACATTAATATGGTAACAGAAATTATAGCACTTCTTATGATTATGGATCATGAAATTAAAGAACACAGAATACAATCTTCTATGAGTACTTGTTTAAAACATAAACGTGAAGCTTCTCGTATAGTAAAAGATAATATTGAATATCGCTGTATTGTTTCTAAAGCAGAGCTTGAAGAAAATATTGATGGAAGTAAATCAATTAAGAAATTAATTTTAGAATAATGACTTTAAAAGCACACCAAAACCCTAGTGGTGGATTGAATGCAAAAGGTAGAGCATACTACAAAGCTAAAGGTCATAATTTAAAAAAACCTGTCACGGGTAAAGTAAAAGCAGGATCTAAAGCCGCTGGCCGAAGAAAATCTTTTTGTGCTCGTATGTCAGGAGTAAAAGGGCCAATGAAAGACAGTAAAGGAAGACCAACAAGAAAAGCATTAGCCTTACGTAAATGGAAATGCTAAAGGAGAACTATGAAACTTAAACAACATATACCACACATTATAAAAGAACATAAAAAAGAAGCCGTAGGTATTCTTGTAATTATGATACTTTTAGCAATATTTTAATTAATGAAAGATAACGAAAAAAAATTATCAGAGTTACATAATAAACTGACTGATAAATTATTAGAAAAAATTAGAGATCCTGAAGTTAAAGCTTCTGATCTTAATGTAGCTAGGCAATTCTTAAAGGATAATAATATAGATTGTTCCCCTACCGAGAACAACTCTATAGGGAAACTAGCTGAGGAGCTCCCTTTTAAGCTCTCTGACGTAGTGCAGGGCAAAGGGGATATAAAGCAATAATCGCAAAAAATTACGCCTCCAGTGGCGTTTAAAAGGTATATTATGAAAGAGATAACCCAAGATTTCAGGAATTTCCTGTTTATCGCTTGGAAACACTTAAACCTGCCTAGTCCTACCAAAGTACAGTTTGACATGGCAGACTACCTACAAAATGCACCTAGACGAGCAGTTATACAAGCTTTTAGGGGTGTCGGTAAGTCTTGGATCTGTAGTGCCTTTGTATGTTGGAACTTACTGCGAAACCCTAATTTAAAATTCTTGGTAGTGTCTGCTAGTAAAAATAGAGCAGATGACTTCAGTACATTTACTAAAAGACTGATTACTGAAATGCCGATCTTGAAACACCTATCCCCAAGATCAGACCAAAGGGGAAGTAATGTATCCTTTGATGTTGCTCCTGCGAAAGCGGCACACTCACCATCTGTTAAGTCCGTAGGTATCACAGGACAATTAACAGGATCTAGAGCAGACTTTATTATATCTGATGACTGCGAAAGTTTAAACAATAGTTTAACTCAAAGTATGAGAGATAAACTGACGGATAATGTTAAAGAGTTTGAAGCTGTGTTATCTCCTAAAGGTAAGATTATATTTTTAGGAACACCACAGTCAGATATGTCGGTGTATAATGATTTAGCACCGAGAGGTTATGACACTAGAATATGGCCTGCAAGAATGCCTGACAATACTAAAATTCATAGATATGAAAACAAACTAGCACCCTATATATCTGATGGTGACTTTAAAGATCTAGAACCGATAGATCCCGAAAGATTTAATGATTTAGAATTAAAAGAAAGAGAAGCTAGTTATGGACGTAGTGGCTTTGCCCTACAGTTTATGTTGGACACTACTTTATCCGACAAAGAAAGATATCCATTAAAATTATCTGACCTTGTTGTTATGGACATCAACAATGATATTGCACCCGTTAAAATTGCTTGGGCGGGCAGTCCTGAATACACTTGTGAAGATTTACCATCAGTAGGATTTACTGGTGATAAATATTATAACCCAATGTTTAAGTCAGAAGAATTTGGCGACTATAAAGGATCTGTTATGTCTATTGATCCTGCGGGTCGTGGCCAAGATGAATTGGCGATTGCCATAGTTAAACAGCTAGGTGGCAATCTATTTGTGCAGAACTGCACGGGGTTAAGTGGTGGGTATACAGAAAGCAATCTAACTAAGATTGCAACACTAGCTAGAGACACTAAAGTTAATGTTATAATTGTTGAGAGTAACTTTGGTGATGGTATGTTTACACAACTATTAAAACCTGTAGTCCAAAGGTATTATCCTGTGACTATAGAAGAAGTTAATCATACCAAACAAAAAGAACTAAGGATCATTGATACCTTAGAACCTGTGATGAACCAACATAAGTTGGTTGTAAGTCCACAGTTAATACGTCAAGACTTTGACACTAAAGATCCTAACTACCAATTGTTTTATCAATTGACTAGAATAACTAAAGATAGAGGCTCATTAAGAAATGATGACCGACTAGATGCTTTAGCTATTGCTGTAGCCTATTGGGTTGAACAAATGGCAGTAGACTCAGAAACACAATTGCAAGACCATAGAGAGCAACTGTTGAAGAAAGACCTAGAGTCATTTCTAGAGGGAACTCTAGGAGTAGGAGCTAAAGGCGACCGTTGGATCTAAAGTAAGACAATCAGGTCTATACAACTACTACGATTAATCTGATTAGAGTATCTATAGTATTATATCTATAGTATTAGTTGTAGTATTATATCTATTAGATAATATCATTGTGTTATCTCACTGTGTATACACACTGAAGAACTATATATTGTATAAGCAGTAGTCTTAGAACTACCATAAATCACAAATACTTAAATAAGCTAGTATTGACGTAATGACTTAACGACCGTTAGTACTCGTTAGTTGCTTTTGTGCAACAGTTTTGTTTTGTCAAAAAAATCTGAAAGGGTATCTTGTTTACATTCACTATCGAAAAACCCCCGTGCAACCCAAAGTTGTGACCAAAATGGGTCAATTGTAATAAGCCAATAACCACAATAAAAGCCACAAAGGACTAAATATCCATTGTTTAATTATTACGGGTGTTGTTTTTGGTTTTGTGGTGGTTTGTGTTTCTTACGG